AGAGCCTACCGCAGAACCTGTATTTCGATTCGCGGCGCTCAATCTATCGCTACCGGCGGCAAGTGGTTCCAGTTCGGATCAGACCGAATCAAAACGATCGATGCCGCGAAGCAGTTGAATCTGGAGTTTATGCGAGGCGATTCCCGACCTGAATATCAGCGAAATCACCGGGTAGTTTTGCGCGGGTTTTGCGCAAGCACAAAAAAGCCGATCTATCTGATCGGCTTATGTGTCTGATTTAACTCAGGAATAATGGTCGGGACGGAGTGATTCGAACACTCGACCCCTAGCACCCCATGCTTGAAAATGGGTTCAAAGCCCAGTATTTAATGGCTCTTCTATCGGCGCTCGCTGCAAACGGTGCCCAACGGAGCCAAACCGAAAACAGCTAATCCCCGAAAAAGTCCCCAAGCCATCCTGGCCCCCCTCCCCGGCGTCCTGCCGACCGATCATCCCCCAAAACCCTACAGCTCGTCGTCTCACCATCGCTGACTTCACCGCGCCTCGATTACTGTATATCCAAACAGTATCAATTAAGCGATCCCCCACCATGAACTTTGAACAGGCCAAGGCGCTGAGGATTCAGCTCTGGCAAAAAACTCTCGACGACCACGATTTTCGAATGCAGAACCCAGAATCGCACCGCTCAAGCCTCCTTGAAGGATCCGCACGGCTCGCCGACGAAGGTTTGATTGATCGAGTGGAGCAGTTTGACATGGATGAATTGGCGAACGCTGCGTACTGGCTCGCTGTGGAGGAACTGCAATCGAACCCAATCCTGTTCCGCCCATCATATGGTTATGACGTTTTTCCACGGGAGGGAGGCCCCAGGATCGGAACCCTCTTCCATTCCGTCCTCCGCCTTGATGAAAGCCTTGGCGACCCAACTCGCCCCTACGACGGGAAGGTTTACCGGGATAAAGCGGGGCTGGTACTTAAATTCAGCTTTGCGCCGGACAAGGGGCGCATAGAGGGGCTGGTCTTGACCATGGCCGACGGCAGGCAGTTCGATCTGGTCGAAACCCGTCGAATGGTCGAGGGAAGGGTTTACACAGCGATTGACGATCCAGAGGTGTATCGCTGGATGGTCGATGTTGTCCAGGTCGCGACGGAAAACCGCGATGTTGGGATCGTGAACAGGATCAGGCCTTTTCTGGAGCTGGCGAAATTCGGCCAGTGCCAAATATGCCTGGACCGGTTCGGGAAGCGAGAGGAATGCACGCAGTGCGGCGGCCTTGGTTTCGTCCCAAAAACCCGTGCCCCGTGGCTGTCTTCATGATTTAAGGGGCTGAATATGTGCGGAAGAATCTCGCAATACACCGGCATCCACGACTTTGTGGCGGCCCTGAGCATGCCCAATGCCCTGGTCAATTCCGCCGGCGACCTGCCGGTGGAGAAGTACAACGGCGCGCCGTCTCAGCAGCTCGCGCTCTTCCACCAGGAAGGCGACATCCTGCACGCTGACATGGTGCGCTGGGGGTGGCGGCCGGCCTGGGCCAAAGACCGGGCTGCGCCGATCAATGCCAGGGTCGAGAAAGTAGCCCACGGCCCCTTCTACCGGGCGATCTGGCCGAACCGCGCCATCACGCCGATCAATAACTGGTTTGAATGGGTCGATGAGGGTGGGCCGAAGAAACAGCCCTACCTGATCCGCCGGCGCGATCAGGCCCCGATCTTCTGCGCCGCCATCGGCCAGTTCCCTACCGCGGGCCGGGAAGCGCTCGAGCACGACGGCTTCGTGATCATTACAGCCGACAGCCAAGGCGGCATGATCGATATCCACGACCGCCGGCCGGTGGTGCTGGATGCAGACCTGGCCCGGGAATGGCTGGACCCGGCCACGCCCAAGGAGCGGGCCGAGCAAATCGTCCTGCACCAGGGTGAGCCCGCCGATGTCTTCGAGTGGTTCAAGGTTGACAAGGCCGTGGGCAATACCAGAAACAAGGGTCCCGAGTTAATCCGCCCTATCGCTGATTCAACTCCCTGACGTACGCCTGGCAGGCCTTCAGCGCGATCAGTCCTCGGTCTCCGTCGTCGGTGATTCCGATAATTCGTTGAGCATGCGCTGGGTCAAGTTGGGCTCGATGGGCTCCATGAACCACGCCGCCGGCGCCGGCGGTGGAAGGCACTGCGTTGCAACTGGCTGAATCCTCGAGGAGGACTGACAGCCGCAAATCAGAAGTGGCAAGGCGATCGCGCAGGCGAGCCTGATTGGTTTGAGCATCGCTCAGTTCCTTGTGGTGGGTTTGTTCACTGGCCGACAGCAGCTGTTCCAGAACCAGGCGCTTGCCCTGCTCTGCCTGGGCCTGGGCGGCGGCTGCGCTGCTGATCTTGTCCAGGTCGGACTGATGCAGGCCGGCCTGCTCCGCCAGCCGCTTCCCGTAGCGCCAGCCCTGGACTTTCCATGTCGCGCCCACGGCCAGCACCAACAGCACCAGCACGCCAGCCGCCCAGGCCTTGAGCCCGACGGGATTCATGGCACGTCCTTGAAGAAGATGTGATTGCCAAGGCGGAAGGTCTGGGTTGCATCCTGGGCCCAGGCCGGCGCCTTCGGCATGGTGGTGGCGTAGTAGTGGGTGGCGCCCTTGGTGATGTCAGCCTCGGCGCCGGAGATCACCAGATCCGCCGCCCGCTGGGCCTGGGCGAACTGCTTCGGTGGGATCGGCTTGGCGCCGCTCAGGTAGGGATAGTTCGGGTCGTTTTTGTTCCAGCAGCTGAACTGGTACGGCTTCAGGCACACGCCGGCATAGCCTTCGCCCCACCAGGAGCGATCCTTTCCGTCGTTGACGCGATTGCGGATCACGCAGGCCACGGCCACTTGGCCGGCGAAACCCTCACCGCGGGCCTCAGCCCACAATGTGCGCGCAAGGATATCGCGGTCCTTCTCGGTTACGGTCATAACTTTTCTCCGGGCAAAAAAAATCCCGCTCGATGGCGGGTTTCGGTGTTCGGACTGAATCAGAGGGTTTCGACGGAAGCCACCATTGGCGCGGCGATGATCTCTGGAATGGGTGGTTCTACAGGCCACACTGGGGCCTGGTACCACGTCGGCTGAACCGTGACCTTGCCGAGGGCGTATTTGTAGGTTTTCCAGGCCTTCAGATTGAGCAGCAGCGCGGCTTGCTCGGCCTCGTCCTCCTCCGTTGCCTCGCCGATGTCGATACCGAAACCGATTGTATCGATACGATCTTGGATGCGTGCGATCTGAGTAACCGCCTTATTATTCCTGGCGGCTAGTTCCGCCTTGGCAGCGGCTAACTGAACAGCAGCGGTAGCGGCGTCCTTCATGGCCTTGGTGATCAGTTGCGTCCAATCAATGGTGCCCGGCGTGATGGTGGCTGGGAGCGGCTGTGGCTCAGGATACTCTCCTTCCTCGTCAGGCAAAGGCTTCGGCAACTCAACCCGTCCATCTGCCACGTTGATCAAGTCAATAGGAAAGGCCTGCTCCGGACTGTAATTCCATGGGTTCGGCAGCACCAGCGTGAGAGTGAGTTCGCCGTTGACGTTGTCGACGTTGCCGTCGAACCGATCCGCAGGAATTGCCGAAAGCGGCAAGGTGTCTCCTGGAGCAACCTGAGAAAAATCAAACTCAACACCATTGATTATCAGCTTGCTACCGCTGCGAAAAACATCAATTGTTTCATCCATGCGACGCGGTGATAGCTTGATGCGCATCAGAACCACCTCCCAATAACCAAGGATCGATAAACGTAAGAGTTTGCCGTTGTCGTTCCTAGCGTGGTGAAGCTGGGGAGCAACGACGATGAGTTGCGGCCGGTATTGATAAACAGTCCCGTACGACCATATCCCTGTTTGGAAGCATATAAAGAGCCACCGACTCCGTCGAAGAGCGTGAAGTACAGAAGATCGGTGGCGCAAAAAAAGTCACCAACCGGCGTGATTGGGAGTCGCAGCGTTGGAGAGATATAGGCGCCGGCCTCAACTGCGCCATTAACCGTCTGGAAATCACGGCATATCAAAGTGCCGCAGGCATACTTTTCGAACGAACCATTCGCATTACTGCCAACTTCCATCAGTGCACCGGTTGGAACGCCGGCACTTTGACTTACGGTCCCCACCATTACGGATGTAGCTAACTTAGTGGCTGTGCCCGTGGAGTTGCCGGTGCCGCCTTGGGCGATACTCAAAGCCGTTGTCAGTCCAGCCAGGGATGTAATGTCGGAGTTTGCTCCCGATTTGGCTGCCACCAGAGTGGCGCGGCCAGCCGCAGCGTCGGGATCGTTGAGCATTCCCTGCATGAAAGTTGAAAGATCTGTGATGCCTGTACCACCCTTGCTCACCGGCAGCAGGTCATAGTTGCCAGTGGTTTTAAGGGCCGCCAACTGAGCACCATAGGTGGTTACGATGGCGCGCAGGGCGTCGGCAGATTCCTTCACGTAGCCCTGCATTGGCGCCAGAGCATAGCTGCCGCCGGATGCAGTAGCGCCGAGGTACGGCGGATCGATGGATATGGCGGTGTTGCTGGCTACGTTGGTTACTTCGTACCACCGACCATCCGGGCCGCGGAACGCATCGCCGACCCTGCAGTTCACAATGAATGCTGTGCCAGTGCCTGTTACGGCATTGGAATTCAGGGTGACGGAAACCGTCCCAGTTTTATACCAGGGCATACATTTTTCCTTTAAGTTATTAAGCCGTCAACTTTGCAAATAGAGCCGGGAGGTGAAAGTCAAACGGATTATTAAATGCTACTGTTATTGCCCAAAGCTTGTTGGCGGCAAAGTCCCATCGAGTACCAACCGTTCTTCCGTTTATCTCTCCAGCTATTAATCTCATTCCAAAGTTATTCAGTAGCAAATATTCTTGAGAAGAAAAATCAAACGGCACGGAATAAAAGTTTGTATAAGCGCCTGTAGGTCCAAGAGTGCTCGTTACATAGGTCCAATTCTGGAATGCGCGAGTGAACAACGCTGTAGGGGTGCCGGAATCGAATAGCATTTTCCCTGTTTCATCCCATAATCTCATTCCATAACTCGCGACTGCTTGAGCCCCGAACTGGCAGGCAAACCATTTCCCTGGAGCGAAATTAGCGGTCTGCCCAAGGGTGGGACGACAGATGAATCCAGTCCAGTTACCAGGCGAGCCAAGTGGCACAAAACCGCCACCATTCGCATAGGCCCCTGTGCCAGGGTTGTCAAACTTTACAAAAACTAGTGGAGGTTCCTGAGTAGTAGCCGGTCTCGCGAAATAATTTTCGAAGTTTGGTTGTAGTGTTCCTTGAGAAATCACATTGAGACGAGAGAATTCGCTATCCAAAACGACAAGATTTTGATTATTTTGAAACTGCACTCCATATGACATTAGGCAAACCTCACTACCATCAACCGCATAGTACCTGTTGAAACATTTTGTACAGCGGTATTTCCGTATATGTAGTTATATACATTGACGGCATTATCGACCAACTGTGATTCGTGCTGGAGTGCATACTCAACGTACGATCCAATCGGAACAAGTACCGCTATCGCGTTAGCCGTATTAATTCCAGGAACTGAAAAACTTTGAACCTGACGACTTGAGCCAGAGAACGTAACCAGAAATGACGCAACGATCCTGATGGTGAATGAGTTTTCGTCCAGCTGGAGCGCCCCGTCGGCGCCCCATATCCGCATTCCATAACTCATGCGTCCAGATTCCCCCATTGATATCGCTTAACTCCATTGGCGTCGAACACCTTGCCGCCGGCGCTGTTTATGAGCTGCCGCCCACCGCCACCGAGTGCAGAGTTAATCTCGAACGAACCATCGAAGTTCAGCCGCCAGCCGGTCGTGCCTGCCACGTAGTTGCTGGACTGGATGTAGTTGCCGATCTTGGCGTTGGTGATGCTCCCGTCCTCAATAAATGCGGACCTCAGAAACACCTGTCCGCCCTGGACCGCAAACGGAACCGAAACAGCGCCGCCGGCAACGGTGTTCACGATGGCGAACCGGTCAGCGCTGACCAGGAACTGGCTTTGCAGCGTCCCGCCGACGTTTTCAATCCCAAGGCCGATACCTGCCGCGACATACTGCCCATTCGCGTTCACCTGCATCTTCACCGACCACATGGTGTTCAGCTTTCCGCTGGTGTCGGCATAGGCCGTGGCGGTTTGCTGGATGGCGGCCGTGTTCGAGCCGACAGTTGCGGTCAACTGGTCGATCTTCGTGGAGGTCGCCGATTCGTTCGTGGCCACCACCTGCTCCAGCGTGGTCAGGTTCGCCGCGTTTTCACCGATCTGGGCATCGAAGG